TATTGAAGATTTAGGTTTTTGCTACAATATTACATTCGTAGATGGTTGGTTACATGGTAGTGAAAAGTGGAAGAAGCTTGCATCAGATTGGCATTATGGAAGGCTTAATGATTCTTGTATCTCATTGCAAGAACTATGTGAGTATGAGGAAGATACTTACCGAGAACTAGTTGCAGACCTTTGCAATTCTGTAGTAGAATATAACGAACGCTTTGTAGAAATTTATAAAGAATACTTTAACAAATAATAAGGAACACTCATGCACAATTTTAACCCAGAACAATTTGACATTACCTCTCTCGTACTAGACCTGCACCACACAGAAGTAGAAGATGACTTTGATACTTCTAATGATGTTTACACAATTTCACCGTATCAAATTAACTTAAACTAAAGAGGAATGAGGGTGGAAAATAAAGATAAACCGGTATGGGGTGTTGGTGGGATGGCTAAGGGCAGTGAGATGAGGACTATTGATGGGGAAGAGGAAGATACAGTTGTAAACTTCTCAGAAATTCCAGACGAATACAAAGATTAGACACTAACGTGTCTTGCGGAGAGGGAGCTTAGTATGAAGCTTCGATGTTTGCAGCATAGGTAGGGTGGCTGCAAGCGATAATGTTAAAAGAAGCCCTGTTGATAGCAGGGCTTCTTATTTATTACAGCTTAATTGTTTCTAGGTTATTATCAATTTCGTAATGAAGTTGAGCAACCCTTGACTGCAAAGCAATCTTAACCTGTACATCAGGATCTTTTTCTAAGATACCTTGAATGATATCTTTCTTTGCAATTTGCCATGCTTTGTGAGCCTCCATAGGAGTGGCATGTGATTTTAGACTTACACTGCCTTCTGGTGTATGTACTCTGGCACGGAATCTTCCACCTCGTTTCTTAAAATCAACACCCAATGGATATTGCCCTCGGATTGCAGCATTATCACCTAACACCATATTACATCTTCCAGAGATTAACATACAAGTGGTTGGAGAATACACTTTATTACCTTTTACAATTAAATCTTTATCTAACTTATATTCAGACCAAGACTCGTCACTTTCTTCCATGTCTGGAAACACTCGTCTAATCTCTAACATAAGCCATTTTCTGAAAGCCATGAAACTAAACCACTCTTCACAAACACTTGTTCCGATATAACAAGGCATGTCCCGCAGACACCCTTCGTTGTATACGCGAGATAGCATACCAGACCACTTTTTATAATAAGGGCATGTCCAAAGCATCTTGAGTTTTCCACCAATGATAACTGATCTTGTGATCGTATAGTTTGCATCGTTTGTGCCGACACCATTAATAAGCTTTCCACTTTTTCTTACTTTCCTAGCCATATGTAAATTCCTTATTGTCATGTGAGAACCGACATTATATACCTAATGACTGGGACAGTCAAGTACAAGGAGCAATATGAGTAAACAGAATAAACAAACATTCGGCCCATGCAGTTTAAAGCAGCAACTCTTACTATCAGATTTCAGTACGGATATCCTGCTTGCTGGGGGATCAGCAGGTTCAGGTAAGTCCAGATGTTGTTTGACGAAATATTTACCAAACTCACTAAGTCGCGGGATAGATGATCCTAACTTTAAATGTATCATTTTTCGCAGGTCGCAACCTGAACTTATGATTGCTGGCGGTATGATTGATGAGAGTCATAAGATTTATCCTCACTTTGGTGGGGTGTTTAAGGCGCAGCAAAAGAAGTGGGTCTTTCCAAGTGGAGGTTTCATTCAATTTAAGGGTATGCCTGATAATATGAAGACTCTCCAAGGTTTACAGGCAACTCACATCCTTATTGATGAGGCTGGTGAAGATTGGAAAGAGGATGAAATTATTTTCTTGTTATCACGAATCCGCTCAGGTGAATACAAAGGTAAGAAACAGTTTGTCTTAACCTGCAACCCTAATAAAGACTCATTCTTATTTAAGTGGATTGAATGGTGTTTGGCAGAAGATACAGGAATCCCAGTGAAGGGGACTGAGAATATCACCAAATATTTCCTCAATGTGAATAATGCAGTTAAATGGGGAGAGAGTGCGGAAGAGTTAATAGAAAAGTGGGGACATACGTTTGATCGTATTGAAGACTGCCTTCCTAAGACATTTAGATTTATTCCTATGACACTTGAAGATAACAAAGTGTTAATGAGAAATGACCCTTCATATAAAGCTAACTTACTTGCACAGTCATATGTAAATCAGCTTAGGTACTACCTAGGATCTTGGACGGCCAGAGAGGAAGGAAGTAATTTATTTGATCGTTCTTGGGTTACGATGGTAGACGCGCCATCAAGCAATGCTATTAACCGTGTACGATCTTGGGATATGGCGTTTACCACTAATAAGGCTTCTGACTACACAGCGTCTACTTTAATGAGTAGAGATAAGCTTGGTATTTACACTATTGAACATGTGTGCAGATTTAAAAAGCTGCCAGATGGTGTACTCCAAGAGATTGCTATGTATGGGAGAGATGATGGAGACGGTGTAACTACAACTATTCCAAGAGATAACGGAGGAGGCGCAGCGGCTGCTGCTTTCTTTGTAAAGCAACTTGCAGAGAATGGATTGGTTGTTAAAACTATTCAGACTAGTGGGGCAGCTAGTAAATCTAAACGATTCTTACCTTTTAGTGCTGTTGCGCAGGCTGGTTTTGTTAGAGTAGTCAAAGCACCGTGGAATGAAGAGTTCTTTCAAGAGCTTGAGAACTTCATAGCTGACAAGCGTGGTCAGCACGATGACATGCTCGATACAGTAAGCGATTGCTTCAACACTCTTGCCAAGCAACTCCAACTCCCAACATTCTCAATACCCGACCTCTCACGAGCTTCACTCTCCTCTCGTTGCTCATAAATATTGCCCTTACAGCTTTCTAGTTGTAAGGGCATTCTATTGACACATATATTATCACTGATATACTTATGAAATATTTAAGGAGGCAAGCAAATGGATGAAACATCCGCCTTGCTTAAGCCTGATGATGCTTCCGTTATCCCAAGACTGAAACTTGGAGAGATTGGTGTCTCTGGTTTAAGAGTAACTAATAAATCAATTCAAGATGAAGCAAACAGACTATTCAGATTTCCATATTTCCTTTCAACAATTGAAGAGATGTCGAATAATCCCACAGTAGCTGCTGCTTTGTCAACATATAATATTATGATTGGCCCTCGTCAATGGAGAATGGAAGTTCCTGCTGGAGCTTCTGATGCTTTGAAAGAACGGGCCAAGTTTGCTGAACAATGTTTACATGACATGGATGTACCTTGGGGGCAGACAGTGACGGAGATTCTAAGTTTCCTATCTTTCGGTTTCTCTGTTCATGAGATTGTTCTTCGCAGACGATTAAAACGAAATGGTAGTAAATATAATGATGGCTTAGTGGGGATTAAGGCTTTGCCTATTCGCTCACAGAAGACATTAACAAGTGGTTGGATTTATAGTGAAGATGGTCGAGAGCTTATTGCTGTTGATCAAGACTTAACAACAATCACTGACCAAACTAAATACACAGCTAAGACAAATGAATTCGGCAAGCTTCGTATTCCTCGTGAGAAATTCTTATTGTTCCGTTGTGATGGCACTAAGGGTAATCCAGAAGGACGTAGTATTCTGAAGAGTTGTTATTCAGCATATAAGCAACTTACCTTGGTAGAAGATCAAGAATTGTTAGGTTTGACTCGTGACTTGCAGGGTATTCCTCTTATTGAGCTTCCGCCAGAATACATGTCTCCAGACGCTAGTGAAGCTCAAAAGGCTGTTTATGCTTCTTCCATGAAAATGATTGATGGGTTAGCTACAGGTAGCCAAGCAGGTATTGTTTTCCCTATCTTCTACGATGAGAAAGGTAATCAACTGTTTAAAGTTTCTTTGCTGGAAAGTAAGGGTACAAAGAACTTTGATACTAGCAAGATTATCGCACGAAAGCAAGACGATGTTTTAATGGCCCTTCATTGTGATTTGATTAAATTGGGTAGTGGTGACAGTTCAGGTAGCTTCTCTCTAGCTTCTGCTAAAACTTCTATGTTGGCTCTAGCGATTAGCTACCGACTTAAAGAAATTCAAGATGTTATCAAAGAACATTTACTTCGTGTTTTGTTTGAAGCAAATGGCTGGGACACAGAAATCCTCCCAACCCCAGTATGTGATGATTTCGATAATATTGATATTGATGAATTGTCTAAATACCTACAACGATGTAAGGCTACAGGGTTACTTGAAGTTGATCGTGACTTGTTAAATCTTGTGCGTACATCCATTGGCTTGAAGCCACGTCCAGATGATGAGCCTGTTAGTGTTGAAGAACTTAACTTAGGTCAATCAGATAGTCGCAGTGGTGACAGTTTAAATACTCCGTCAGGCGGGCAAAATGGCACGTCTAAGTCTGTTAGTAAGAAAGACAATTCCATAGCAAATAAAGAAAATGCATAAAGGAGACACATGAAACCACATTCACTATTACGAATTACCGAGTCTTTGTATGATACTCCTCTTCTCATCTCCCGTGCAACTTTCCGTAACATTGAAAAGTATCTAGATGTCCGTAACGCTGGACTTATGAAGATGCCTAAATCAAAACCTAAATGTGATGACCCACAAGGTGAATACGATTGTGAGTTTGAAGAATCAATTGTAGATAACGGATTGGATGATAAGCGAGGGATTGGTGTTATTGATATCAATGGCCTTCTCACATTTAAACGTACAGGTTGGGAAGCAGCTTGTGGCGGCATCTCTTATGAGCAAATCCTAGATGAGCTTGAAGACTTAATCGAAGGAGGTGCTACTAAAGTGGTTCTTCAGATTAATTCTGGAGGTGGTGAAGCTTTCGGATGCTTTGAATCGGCTGACAAAGTTAGAAGCATGTGTGACGAAGCTGGTGTTACACTTTACTCTTATGTGTTAGGTAGTGCATGTTCAGCAGCTTATGCGTTGGCATGTGTTTCTGACTATGTTGTTGCTAACAAATACAGTGAAGTAGGTAGCATCGGTGTTCTCATCTCCCTCTGCGATGATTCCAAGCAATTAGAGCAAGACGGCATCAAGATGGTTTATGTCACTGCAGGTAAGGAAAAGATTCCTTATGCAGAAGATGGTAGTTTCCGTCCTGAGTTTCTAGCTGACCTTCAAGAAAAAGTAGATTATCTCTATTCTGAGTTTGCTGCACATGTATCTAAATATACTGGCTTATCCACTGAAGAAATTACAGGCACACAAGCTAAAGTATTCATGGCAAAAGACGCTCTCCCATTAGGCTTGATTAATCAAATTATGAATCAAGACGAATTCATTCAATATATCATAAGGAACTAAAAATTGCTCGATAAAATTAAAGCAGCTCTAACTGCTAAAACAGCAGCTCCTGAGTTATCTCAAGATGTAGAAGCTCAACTCTCTCTGGCAGCAAATGTTGCAGCTACGGCTGAAGCTAAAGTGCTAGAGATGTCCACACAATTAGAAGCTTCCCTTTCAAATGTTGCTTCGCTCACTTCTCAATTAGCTGAAGCTAAGTCTTCTTTAGAAAAATATGCAGAACTAGCTGCTCAGGCAGAAGCTGCTCAAGCTGAGATGATTGCTCAAGCTGTCGCTGCAAAGAATGAAGCTCGCATGAGCCAATTGAGTCACGCTGTGGGTGATGTTAAAGCAGCAGCTCTGTTCGGTAGCTTCGGTAATGTTGATGATGCAAGCTTTGCAGTGTTGGTAGAGTCGATGCAGATGAATCTCGATAAAGAAGCTAAGAGTGAAATGTTTCAGGAAAAAGGTGTAGAGGCTGCGGAGGCATCTGCTTCTCCAGACGATTTAAATAAGGCTGCTCTTTCGCAAGCTATTAATAAAACCAAAACAAAAGGAAAGAAATAATGTCGAAAATTAGTACTCGTGGTCGTAAAGAGTCTGGCTTCTTGGCTGGTGAATATGTTGATATTCCCGGTTATTGCCGTAAAACTGTAACCGTAACTATTCAAGCGGGAATGGATATTGGTGCCGCATTACAGAAAGTTGCAGGTAAGTATGTCTGGATTGCAAATGCTGATGTAGCCACTCTGTCAGCAGATGTTGGTGTATTGGTAGATGGGGATAAAGACATTCCAACCATGGCAGCAGGTGATCAACAATTAGCAGTATTGGTTCGTGGCCCTGCCGCACTAGTTGATATTGGCCTGTTGTACAAAGATACAGTTTCAGCCCCTAATAAGGTTATCGTTCAAACAGCACTTGAAAAGTTGGGTATGATTACCCGCGTAGGAGTTTAATAAATGACTATTATTCGTGATTATTTCGCCGGTTTTAAACAAACAGATTTTGTAGATGCAGTGAGTGAAGTTG